AGTTCTTGAACATTTTTCAATCGAGATTGTTCCGCCCGATGAAGGATATTGGGGCAACATCACAAAAGAAGTAATTGCCCGAATTGATCCCAAAGGCGTGTCAAGAGATGATTACTCAAGAGAAGAATTTGAAACAGAAACGGGTGAAGTTAACCGAAACAGAACAGGCGTGATTGGACTTCGTGCATTAGGCAGACAAAGAAACTTGCAAGCGTATATGAACTTTTCTGATTATACTGCACTTGTGGCTTGACTTTTTTTAACATTACTATACTATAAAACCATGATTACAACAAAGATAGATAACCTCACAGAAATGCTTAAAAAGTTAAACGAACAAAAGGTCAAAGAAATTCGAGCGGGAAACATGACTTCTGCCAATGCTTTGGCATCCGTTCAGATGGATATTGAGGCGAAATTGCTTGAACTTACAGGAAAAAGAGAGCAAAGTCTCAAGGTTTTTGCTTGACTTTTTTCTTAAAACCTTATAGATTATTATTATGCGAAAATTATTTGATATGTTTACTATTGTGTTCGTCCCATTTGTTATTGGCACAATCTTGATTTTTGGATGTGCTTTCATTGCTAACCTCATAAACCCATCATGATTAAGATAAAAACACACCCTAACTTCTGTAATTGGTTCAACATTTTTGCTTTCAACAAGTTAGTTGAGCAAGTGCATACAAGGTCAGAGGCTTTAAGAAAAGCTAAAGAACTCGCCCGAAACAACGAGCAACAATTTTACTTTGACAATGGCGTAAGGCGTGTTATAGTTGTAGAAGATGCTCGCTGAACTTCAAGCAAAAAATCCATTCGTACTTACTGCCATAGATAGAAGACTTATTATTTTAAGGAAAGATAGTCCTTACTATAAGCCCAAGCTGAATGATAGAATTTTATCGGTTGATTGTGTACTTGCGAATTCCGACAGGCTAGTAGAGATCCAGGAAGGTATTTTCGAGTTAAAGAGTTAAACTGGCACGAAAATCGCGGGCCGAAAAAAATGCGAAAAAAATGCTCTATGGGCTTGACTTTATCAGTTAAAAGCATTAGATTCTTTATATGATTAAAATTGAAGTAAACCCAAACCTTTCCGAGTGGCTCAACATTTCATTATTCGGAAAGCTAATTGATAATGCTAAGTGTGAAGTTCAGGCTCTTAAGATTGCTAAGAATATTCAACAAGAATTGAGAGAAAATGGTGATAGAGTTTCTATCGTTAACAATGTAGAAGAAAGCAACTAAAATGACTAAAATTTCACAACAGATTAAAGAAGCATTTCTTGCGGGCAAAGCAAAAAAGGTTGACAACACGATAACAGACGGAAACAATGTTTGGCTTTATGGACATAAGATTATTAAGCGTACTCCTGACGGATTAATTCAAGCCAGTTGGGCGGGTTGGCCAACAGCCACAACCAGAGAGCGATTAAGAAACATCGCTGACGCAGATTTTAGCATCAAAGGTGGTGAACCCATGATGAATAACCAAGTTGTGAACCCGCATGATTGGTATGCAGTCAGGTTTGAGCCTGAAAAAAGTTTTTAGGCTACAAAAAAACCCCCCCCATTTTTTGGAATTTCGCAAAAGCGACTCTCTGAGGAATGGGCGGGGGTGGTAGTTTTCAGTATAGAAACAGAATCCCGTTATTTGGAAAAACGCTCGACCAAAAAAATAATCGGGCCTTATTCGAATACATTAGGTTATCTCTATGGTGTTTCGCGCGCCTTTCTCTTGTTTTAATTGAATTTCGAGAATTCCGTTGTTTACAGTTGCTTTTGAGTTTTTTGCGTCAATTTTGATCTTCGTGGAGAATTCGCGGTTAACTTTTGAGGTCATACCCTTACTAATTTTCTTTTCTCCCGAAACTTTAACCAAACCATCATCCAAAGATATTTTTAAATCTTCTTTAGACATCCCAGGAACCGCTACCCGAATAACATATCCATCATCTAGTTCTTCAATATCTGTCCCAGAACTAAAACTGCAAACTCTGTTATTAAGAGTGGGTTCGTTAACATTAAAAAAATCTGACAACCAAGAGGTGTCAAAACCAGAATTTATAAGTGAATATTTCATACAATATATATTGCATAAGCCATGCCAACTAAAAATGGCGTAAAATCGCGGTAAAATCTAGTTAGTTGCGACTATCTGACTCAAAAGGAGTTTTCTGTTGACATATGCATGAGTCATAATGACTCGGATTATATTTCTTACATTTATTTTTATATCTTTCCCACATATAGTAAGGCCAGAAAAAGTGAAAAGCTAAATCATCTTGGTTTTTTAGGGCTGCAGCAAGCTCAAGAGCGTAAATCTGCTCCCAATTCTTTTCTTCTTCAGAAAATTTAGTGTCTTCTGGTTTTAAGTTAGGTTCTTTTAATGAACAATTACAAAAAAATAATATTATCAATAAAAACCTCATATAAGTATATACACAGCAAAATAATTTAATGAATTTGATTGACTTTTATTTATATAAGTAATATGATAGAAACAATGAATATGTTCGAGAATTATAAAACCGATCAAGACAGAATTAACGCTGAAGCTAAAACAAAATATGGTAATTATTTTAATTATTTTAAACAGGCTGGCTCGGAACTAATGTGGATAGAGAAAAATAGTCCAATATTCACAGAAAAGAAAAAAATTTGCATAGTAGGAAATAATCATTCATTAAAGCATAAAAATGCAGGAGAGCTAATTGATAGTTTTGATTATGTCTGTAGGATGGATGATTTTATGACTCCCTCCGAGAAGAATAAGAAAATTCTTGGCTCGAAAACTACCCATGTTGTATATAGCGCAAGCCCTCTGCTTATTAGTTGGGCAAAAGGAAGAATGTTTCCGAACGTGGAGAATAAGATTATCCTTCTTCCATCAGATCAGTTTACAAGCATGCAAGCATGGTTATATTACTTTTGTGAAAAAAATGGATACTTATTTGACTCTGTTAGATTTATAAAATTATTACTTTTAGAAAGATTGGGAATTGAAAATATAGAAGAACAAAAAATATGGAAAGACTTAAAAAGTTCAGACTTATATGATACAAATCAAGATTTTACAATGGTTCCTTCATATGTATCTAATGAAATCGCGACAAAAACAGTTGGATACCCATCGGTGGGTATCTCAACAATATATTATTTTAAAAATGTTTTAAATTATGATGTTTCTGTTATAGGTTTAGATTTTCAGGATAATAATATTTGTGAGTTAGTAACAAGACAAGACAAATCTCCCCTGCATGAGCAAATTAACTATGAAGAAGAAGCGATTGTTTTTGATTCTTGGGCTGAAAAAGGATTAATTAACGTTCTTTGATTCGATATTCTTCATATCCAAACTTATCATAGATTTCTTTGTATGCAAAATAAAAATAATTCCAAGTTTTTCTCGGAACATCATTTACGCTAAAATAATTTTTATAGTAAGAAGAAGAATAAGTATTATTCTGGATTGTTTCTGCAAAAGCTTTAGCTGGAAGAGGATTATTTTCATCTAGAATTTTTTCTTTAAGGCAGGGTATGTTCATAATATCTTCTGCCATATGTTCTGTCCTAATCCAGTAATCCATATGTATGAGCTTATCAATATTAAGCAAGCTCTCATACTCGCGCATATGAAAACATGTTTGAGGTTTATCAATCCATCCTTTTGCTAATTTTTTTGATCCTTCGTCTTCTAATTCTAAGTGCCAGCTTACCATGCTCGCATATCTCGCAACAGGATGCCTCATGGTTGCTGCCCAAGTGTAATAAGAATAACGTTCTCTAAATAAAGGAGCGAGTTCTTTTTTTACTCCTTCTTCAACAAGGTTAAACATATTTGGAGCATTTCTTAAGCATGCTGGAAAGGTATGGAATAATGTTCCTCTTGTTATTTTTCCTTCGTGATGAGGATTGTCTATTTTTGCATGGTCAATAATCCGCCCTTTTCTCATAAGCAAGTCTGATATTGCCCTCGTTCCCATTCTGGGAGGAGTAATAAGAACCATTTCAAGAGGTTCGAGAATATTCATTTTTTTATTTTTTTAATCGCTTTTTCTAATAAATTGATTTGAGATAAATTTAATTTTACCTCTCCATTGTAATCGTCTTTAATGATAAATTCATTATTATTTTTTTTAATTATTTCTGGGCAACATTTTCCCCTTCCGCAACTTAATATAATTTTATTTTCTAAATGTGATTGTTTGTTTTTCATAAAGTAACACAAGGAGCTGTGATCAGCTCCTTTTTTTCTTTTTGAGTTTAAGAGCTTTTATATCCTCATGCAGTAAGGCTTGCACTCTTGCCAAGTTAACCCTTTTCATCATGTCGTACGGACTTCTGTTGTCAAGCTCTTTCCTAGGCGTTCCTAGCCATGTTACGGATTCATAAGAATTCATATGTTTTGCTAACGTTTCCATAATTTTAATGTGCGCAGGGTTTATTCGGAATTTCATTAACTATAATATTATTAAAAGCAAAAAAAACAAATAAATGTGTACATAATTTATATGGGCCCCATTTTGAATACGATCATCGGCGCAGGCATTAAAGTAGGCGCTAACCTTTTAAATTACTGGATTGAACAAAAAAGACAAGACCAGATGATTCTTGCTGCAAGAGATAGTCAGATGCTTAGTGCTCTAATTGATAATCAAAATAAGCAAGCTTCAGACCCATTCGTTAAGGTTACTCGTAGAATGCTCTTTTTAGCAATTACATTTACTATGTGTTTTTTAATGATATATTACGCAATGAACCCAAATATACAATATGATGTTATTGTTGATAAACCTACTAGCGGAGGTTTTTTCTCTTTTTTATTTGGTGGAGATAAATCTTGGGAAAAAGTTCAGTTAACAGGAGGCCTGCTTTTAACTTCATTTATGGATTTATGTTTTATGGTTATTGGTTTTTATGCTATACCTAGTCGAGCAAGATGAAAATTACATTTATAGTATTTAGCTTGTTTTTGATAGGTTGCTCTACAGCTTTGGTAAAAAAGAATTCTTTTATCCCCAAGCCAAAAGACCCAATTGTTAACACTCAATTTCAAGAGTTTGACGTTAATTTAGATGGAAAAATATCACAAAAGGAATTTGAAAAATGTGAACAACCATTAAATAATAAAATCTATGTATATAGGGAACCTGTTATTATCACACTTATTATCTGCGCGGTTACATTGCTTTCATGTATAATTAGTGGTGCGTTTAAAAAATGAATATTTTACAATATGAAAGTTTAATTGTTTCTATTATTACCTTAATAACTACATTGGTAGGTTTTTGGATTAAGAGCAAAATTCAGCTGAATTATAATCGGGAAAAACTATCTCCCGCAGAAAAAGCACAAAAACAAATGGAAGTGCTTACCCAAACAAATCAAGAAATAAATGATTTTCTCGCTGACTTCAGAAAAGTATTTCAGGCAGATAGAAGCTATGTATTCGAGTTTAGTAATGGTAGTTATTTCTCCTCTGGGTTACCGATTACTAAGTTTACTTGCACTTATGAAACTGTATCCGAAGGGATCACATTTGAATGCAATAACCCTGGAGAATATAGGGTTTCCAACTTTAATGATTATATTAAAACTTTAATTGATGGACAAATATATGCTCTAGAAGATATTGATTTGTGTCCGAAGCCTTTATTAAAAGAATTATTAGTAAAAAAAGGTGTGAAAAGTGTGTATAATTTCCCCATCAGGGATATACATGGCAGAGTTGTCGGTTTTTTGGGATTAGATTTTGTCAAAACCAAGAAAAAACTTACCTCTCGCCAAATTCATTCTGCTGAACAGTCTGCGCACGTTCTTGGAGGCTACTTAAAAATTGATTCAATAATTTAATATTTGCTAGAATTTTTATTCTTATTTACTATTATATGTAATGGCCTTTACTTTTTGTCAGCACTGTGGAACCAAGCACGAATACTCTTCTGCAAGACCCAATTTTTGTACAAATTGCGGAACATCTTTTGCTGGGGTCCAAGTCTCTCAACCAAAAGAAGAAACAGAACAAAACCCAACCGAACAACCTAAAATATCTTTTTCTCACTTGCAAAAATTGGATTATGAAATAATTAATAATGATTACGTTGAAACGACCTTAGGGTCTGTAATTAAAGAAGAAAAATTAGGATCATCAATCCCTAGGAAAAGGCGCAAAAGCTTAACTGGCGACGCAATAAAAGACTGCGTCGAAGAATGCAAGCCTGTAAAGGGAACGGTAGATATTGACGGATAAAAAAAAGAAACTTACATACGAAGACTGTCATGAAATCATTATTGAAGAGATTTCAAAACGTAGGCACAAATGGTTTTTAACGTCTATATCATGGATGGATTTCGACGATGTTATACAAATTATATCATCACATGTTTATGTAAAATGGGATAAGTTTGACCAATCTAAACCTTTAAAGCCTTGGCTAAACAAAACAATATCTAATCAATTAAAAAACATATTAAGAAATAATTATTCTAACTTTGTTAGGCCTTGCATGAGCTGCCCTTTTAATTTATCTGGCTCAGGCGGAGAAGACGGGGCCTGTTCATTCACTAAATCTGGCGCACAAGATTCTTCTTGCCCTTTATTTTTAAAATGGGAAAAAACAAAAAAAAGCGCTTATGACATAAAACTTCCCCTCTCAATTGACGCAGAAGAAGTTCAGTACCGCGAACTTCAAGATGTTCATACAGAAATTCAAACTCCAGAAAAAAGACTTCATCAAGAAATGAAAAAAATTCTTCCAGAAAGGCAGTTTATCATATATGAAATGCTATTCATCCTGCATCAGTCCGAGGAAGAAGTTGCAATCAAAATGGGGTATAAAACTTCAGAGACTGGCAGAAAAGCTGGTTATAATCAAATTAAAAATCTTAAAAAACAATTTAAAGAAAAGGCCCGCCATATTATCGCTACTAAAGATATATTCCTGCAATGACAAAAAAAATAGAACTCTCCTCGGACCAAAAAAACTTTATTGAAAATAATAAAGATAAAATTTCAGATTTGGGACAAATGACCCGTTCTGTATTTATGGATGAAAAGCTTGACGGAAGAACAATGCAAGGTAGGTTAGTGAGGGAATATCTGATTGAAATTGGTCAGTCTTTTGATACTACTAAAGCTGCTCCAGCAAAAAATATAAATCTTAATTCAGAGCAAGAAAGTTTTATAAAAGCATATGCAAAAGATGGAATGAATGCTTTTCAGATCTCTAAAATTATTTTCCCTGATCAAGGCGTAACCCCTTTAAGCAAAGAAACGTTAGTCATTGCAGATTTTATTCGAGATAATGCGCCAGAAGGAATCGCTGAAGAAGATACTGCTAGAGGTGTTAAATATAACCCTCCTTGCTCAGTTGTATCTGCGGTTAAAAAAATTAATGAGGCCGTAGGGAAAAATCTTAGCGAAGAAAAATTAACTCGACAAGAAAGAGTCTGCGCAGAAAATTTAATAAACATTTTATCGTCTCCAAGGTTTACTTCTCAGATTAATAATTATACCTGTTATGAAGATAGATTGCTTTTTGAGGCAGAGTTTACTAGGGCGTGTTGGGACAAGCCTGATTTAACTCCAGACGAAATTAATATGTATATTAATGTTTGCATGGATTACATTAATTTAAAACAAATCGAAGGTCAAAAACTTAAACTAAACGATATGTTTAATGCTGCCGAAGAAGAAACTGATCTGACTATGCGCCTGACTGAAATTTTAAAAACTAAAAGCGAAGAGTATAATCAATGCGTGACTCGAATTGATAGAGCTATTACAAAACTTCAGGGAGACCGCTCAAAAAGACTGCAATCTAAGCAGCAAAATACTGCCAGTATGCTTTCTTTAGTTAAGCTATTTCAAGAAGAAGAGGAAAGAAATATTATGGTTAAGATGGCAGAAATGCAAAAGGAAATTATTAAGGAAGAGGCAGAAAGGATAGAGGGTATGCCTCAGTGGAAAGCGAGAGTTTTGGGTATAGAAAGAGATGAAGCGATATGATCAATTCTGAAAATTTATTTTGTTATAAAATCTCTAAAGTTATCAAGGTGATTGATGGAGATACAGTAGACGTTTTAGTCGATTTGGGATTTAATATTCATATTAAAGTTAGAGTACGTTTAAGCGGGATTGATGCTCCCGAATCAAGAACTCGTAATTTAGACGAAAAAAAGCTTGGACTCGCAGCAAAATCAAAACTCGAAGAATTGTGCCAAGGAGAACTCGTTCTCTCCTCTCACGGTATAGGAAAATATGGTAGAGTATTAGGAGAAATATGGAAATCTGGAGCAAGTATTAACAATATTATGGTCGCCGAAGGCCATGCAAAAAAATATGAATAAATGTCAAGCTTGTGACGAATCTTTCGAAAGCGAGCGGAGTCTTCACGCTCATTTAAAAAAACATAACTTAACCGTTGCAGAATATTATACAAAATATTACCCAAAAAAAGATCTTTTAACTGGGGAAAGTTTGCCATTTAAAAATAAACAAGATTATTTTGATAGAGATTTTCTTTCAAGGAATCGTCTTATTAAGTGGTTGAGTTTGCAGTCCTCACAAGACCCAAAAATTAGAAAATATGTAATTGATAAACTTGCTGCCAGAATTAAGCATAAAAGTTTAAATCATGCTCCTTGCCATATTGAGCTACAATTATGCCAATTGCCGCCTATAGAATTTTATAAAAAAATATTTGGCAGCTATACTCATGCATGTAAAGAATTAGCCTCTCAAGAATTAAGAGGCATTCAGCCTTTATATAAAAAAAATATAATTGATGGTTTTTTTGAAGATAATAAAAAATATAAAGATATAGAAATTTTAATTGACACAAGAGAACAGCAGCCATTGCAATTCAAAAAATCTAGAACCTTAAAATTAGATTTCGGGGACTATACCACGGGCGGAGATCAGTATTCTTATACTTATATTGATCGAAAAAGTGAAGCTGATTTTAAATCAACTCTATCTGTTGGATTTAGTAGATTTATTAAAGAAATTGAACGAGCTGTAGAATTCGATAGCTTTTTATATATCGTCGTTGACTCAAGTATTAATTTAATTAAAAAAAACAATAGTTTTTCTGCGCATAAGGCTAATCTTGCATACATCTGGCATAATACAAGAAAGTTAATTAATCAGTACCCAAAAAATTGTCAATTTATATTCTCTGGTGGTCGAGCAGCATCTGAGTTTTTGATTCCAAGGTTACTAATAGAGGGAAAAAAACTATGGAATTGTGATATGCAGTTTCATATAGACAAAAGAATTAGAGAAAAAAAGAAATGACTTGGGAAACAGGAAAGCAATTAACTCGAGAATCGTTCAAAGATATTAATGATTTGATACTTTCAAAAAAAGGATTTTTAGAAGAAAAAGAGGCAAAATTATTATTATATAAATTTTTAAGAAATAATATTACGTTTGCTGCGGATCTGCTCGCAGGGGTAAAGCTTTTTCCGTTTCAACATATCGGGATTAAATCTATGTTTCAAACAGATTATTTTCTCGGGGTATGGAGCCGAGGAATGTCTAAATCGTGGACAACAGGAGTTTTTGCATTTTTAGATGCCATATTAAATCAAGGGGTTCAAATTGGAATAATTTCAAAATCTTTTAGGCAGTCTAAAATGATCTTTAAAAAAATAGAAGATATTGCAAATAAACCTGAAGCCGCTTTGCTTGCCCAATGTATAACTAAAACCTCAAAAACTAATGATCAATGGAGTATGCACATTGGAGAAAGTCAAATTCACGCTCTTCCTTTGGGTGATGGTGAAAAGCTTCGGGGATTTAGGTTTCATAGAATTATTATTGATGAGTTTTTGCTGATGCCTGAAAGAATTTATAATGAGGTTATTATCCCTTTTTTGAGTGTCGTTGAAAACCCAACTCAACGAGATGACCTCTATAAGCTCGAAACAGGGCTTATAAACCAAGGCAAGATGAAAGAGGAGGATAGGTATGTATGGCCGAACAATAAGCTCATTATGCTATCTTCTGCAAGCTACAAGTTTGAATATATGTACAAAGTATATAGCCAATTTGAAGAATTAATTAAAACTGGGAATAAAAACCCTTCTGAAGCTAATCGTGTTATTATGCACTTTAGTTATGATTGTGCTCCTTTACAGTTATATGATCAAAACCTCATTGACCAAGCTAAAAGTTCTATGAGTCAATCTCAATTTGATAGGGAATTTGGCGCAGTCTTTACAGATGATAGTTCTGGATACTTTAAAACGTCCAAAATGGCTGAATGCGTGTTGCCTGAAGGTGTTTCTCCAAGCGTAGAAGTTTCTGGAGAGGTTGGCGCAAAATATATAATGGCGTTTGACCCTAGTTGGGCAGAAAGTGAAAGCAGTGATAATTTCGCAATTCAAGTTTTTAAGCTAAGCGATCAAAAAAAATTAGGTACTCTTGTGCATAGTTACGCTTTGGCTGGAGCGCCTATGAAATCACATATATTATACATGCATTATTTATTGACCCATTTTAATATTGTGGGAATCGTTGGAGACTATAATGGAGGAGTTCAGTTTTTGAGCGCAGCAAATGAAAGCTCTATTTTTAAAAATAGTAATATTAATATAAAAATGCTTGATGCAGATTTTGACAATATAGAAGAATATCAAAAAGCTTTATTGGATGCAAAGTCTCAATATGATTTGAAAAGCAAAAAAATATGTATCTTGAGAAAACCTACAAGCGCATGGATTCGCAGAGCAAATGAATTGTTGCAATCTAACTTTGATCACAAAAGAATATACTTTGCGTCTCCTGCGATTGATGATTTTTATGAAGAGCAGAGAAAAAAGAAAATACCTATTAATGATTTAAAATTCTCGAATATCATTGATAAAGACAATCAATCTGACGCTGCAAAAATGATTGATTTTGTTGAGCATCAAGAAGCTATGATTCATGCAACACGAGGAGAGTGCTCTCTTATTCAAATTACAACCTCTCCGCAGGGAACGCAAACGTTTGATTTGCCCCCATCTTTAAAAAGACAAACTGGCCCAGAGAAGGCGAGAAAGGATAGTTACTCTGCCTTGGTTTTGGGCAATTGGATGATAAAGACTTATTATGATTTTATCGATTCTAAAGACAATACGGTATATACCTTTACTCCAATGTTTATACGCTAAAGTTAAAAGTTAACTTTAACTTTACTTTTATACTTTTGTGTGTACTATAATCTATGGCAAGAAAATATACTAAACGTTCAGATTATTGGAATAAATTTGAGCAACCAAATAATAACCTATCTGATTTAATACAAAATCAAGATCCTACTGAGCCTAAGTTTTGCGGCGAAAGTTATTATTCTCAATCTTCAACGATATCTAGAAGCCAACCTTCGTCAGGCAGGGGCGGAGTTAAAAAAAGCAATTCTACATATAAAGGACGCAAGCAAAATAAATACGCAAATATTAGAGAAGGAATATTACCTTTTGAGTCAGGCTCTTCAGGAGTTTCAATACAAGATGCAATAGAATTATGCCAAAAGGCTTATGCCAATATTGCGATTTTTAGAAACGCTATAGATATAATGGCCGAATTTGCTAACTCAGAAATACATTTAGAAGGGGGTACTGAGCCTGCTAGACAATTTATTGATCGCTGGTTAAATAAAATTAAAGTGTGGAATTTAAAAGATCAATATTTTAGGGAATACTATAGGTCTGGTAATGTATTTTTGTATAGAGTAGATGGAAAATTTGATAAAGAAGATTTAAAGAAGATTTCTACTATTTACGCTGAATCAAAAGCTTCTTCTTCCTTGCCTCTTGGTCAGGTTCCCATAAAGTATATACTTTTAAATCCATATGATATCGTTATTACTAAAACTACAGCATTTGAAGAAGGAGACTATAAAAAGGTTTTGTCAGAGTATGAATTAGATAGGTTGCGCAATCCAAAAACCAAGGAAGATAAAGAATTTTATGATGCTTTACCAGAAAAAACTAAAAAAGAAATAAAAGAAAAAAGATTTTCTAGAGAAGGCATTTATGTTCAACTTGATCCAACTAAATTAAATTATAGCTTTTATAAAAAACAAGATTACGAGCCATTTGCAATTCCTTTTGGCTTTCCAGTATTAGATGACTTAAACTGGAAAATCGAATTAAAGAAAGTGGATCAAGCAATTAGTAGAACTGTTGAAAATGTAATTCTATTAATTACCATGGGTGCAGAACCAGATAAAGGAGGTATAAACCCAACCAATTTAAACGCAATGCAATCTTTATTTTTAAATGAAAGCGTTGGGAGGGTATTAGTGAGCGACTATACAACCAAAGCTAATTTTGTTATTCCCGAAATCAATAAAATTCTTGGTCCCGAAAAGTATGAAATAGTAAACGCGGATATTAGAGATGCTTTACAAAATGTTATTGTTGGTCAAGAAAAGTTCTCAAATACCCAAGTCAAGGCTCAAATATTTTTAGAAAGATTAAAAGAAGCTAGGAACGCGTTTATTCAAGATTTCTTGCAGCCTCAGATTAAGATGGTTTGCAGGAATATGGGCTTTCGGCAATTTCCTGAAGCAAAATTTGAAGATATTGACATTAAGGACGAAGTTCAATTACAAAGAATTGCTACCCGATTAATTGAATTGGGTATATTGACTCCAGAAGATGGCCTTAGAACTATACAAACAGGAGTATACCCATCTATTGAACAGTTGGAAAAAAATCAAGAAGAATATGTAAGGCAGAGAGAGCAAGGTATGTATAACCCTTTAGTCGGAGGAGTGCCTTCTATAGAGCCTCCTGGGGCAGAAGAGCAAAGAAAAGTTGACGAAAAACTGTCAAAAGAAAAGATTAAACAGGACGCGAAAAATAAAAGCGAAATGATTAAGCAAGGTCAGCAGCCTGGCCAGCAACCTGGTCAACCTCAAAATAAAGTTCCTCAAGAGGTCGGTAGACCTACTGGAGCAACTGCAAGCTATAGCCAAAAATCAATACAGGAAACTGTTTATGCAATTGAGGATTTAAGGTCTGAATTAAATAAAAGCATGAAAAAGAAAATCAAAAAAAGAAAGCTGTCCGAAGAACAAGGCAAATCTATAGATCAACTTGTGCAGTCGGTTGTCCTGTCGTCAACTCAAGAAAAATGGGTTGATGTAGGTATGGCATGCATAGAAGATTTTAATAAAATATCTAATTTAGGAATCATTGAAGAGATATCTGAAATTTCTTCTGTTCATGAATTAAGCGAGTATCCCGCTGCAATTTTATTTCACAGCAAGAAAAAAGACTAAAATGTGTGTATAAATTTTTATGATTCAATTTTATAACGTAAGAAAAAAAGAAAAAGTCCAGATCGACTCTTCCCAAGTTGAGAAAAAAGTTTATGCGAAAACAACTAAAACTGGTAAAGTGAGTGAAAGATACGCATTTACGGCTGTGGATGATGACGGAACAAAAATGACAAAATTTTGCAGCAAAGCTGATTACGATAATCTAAACAAATAATGAAAGACTTTAAGTATTCCGCCTCTTTTGAGTTTGAAACGGAGGCTTCTGCAGCTCCAATATCAGAAACACAAATTTCTCAAGCATCTATTAGAAACCTTGAATCTTTAATTCCTGAAAATATCAATCTTGAAAGAAATATTGATTTGCTCGGAGTTGCATTTAATGCGGCAGTGGTAAATAAATTTAATAAAAACGGAGATGGGATTGATTCTGATATCGCATTATCTATAAAAGATTATTTTGTTCATAAGCCCACTAATATTGAACACAATCGGGATCAAGTTGTAGGACATATTGTTTCATCTGGATTTTCGTCTTATGAAGACAGTACTATCCTTTCGGATGAAGAGATAAAAGAAAAAAAAGAAGCTTTTAATATTTCTCTCGCAGCAGTTGTTTATAAAAATGCAAGTCCGCAATTTTCTGATTTATTAGAATCTTCTGCAGACGAAAATGGAGATTTTTCTACAATCATTTCTACAAGTTGGGAGCTAGGATTTAATGAATTTGCCGTAGCAATTGGAAGTGAAGATTTGAAAGATAATGAAGTCGTCTATGGAGAAAAAGCTGAAGAATATAAAGAGCATTTGACTGCTTTTGGGGGAAGCGGAAAATTAGAAGATGGGCGATCTGTTCATCGACTTGTTACTGGAGAAGTTTATCCATTAGGAGTGGCATTTACAACTAAACCTGCTGCGGACGTAAACGGAGTTTTGGTCGCAGAGACGCAAGAAAATCGAGAACAATCTACAAAAGCAAATAATCAATTTTTAAATAAAATTAAAGAAAAAAGTTCACATCTAGATAAAAAGACTGTAATTCAACCAAAGGAACCAAATTTACATAATACTATGGAAACAGAAAAACTAATCAATAGCTTAGAAGCACTTCTTGACGAGAAACGTCGTTCAAACGATTTCTCCGAGGAAGCCGTGGCTAGCATTTCTAAACTCGTTAACGACGTAATTATAGAGAAGTCTTCGGAGTGGAAATCTCAAGTTGAAGAAGCTGAATCAAAGGCAGCAGAACTTGAAAAATCCCAGGCTGAGATCGCTGAAAAATATAATGCGTTGCAAGAAGAGTTGAAGACTGCTAACGAAAACCTACAAATTATTAAAGATGAAAATGCTGCTCGAGACTCTCAAGAAGCTTTTAATCTGAGAATGGAATCATTGTCTAACGAATATGATTTGTCTGAAGAAGATTTAGAAATTATCGCTTCTGAAGTTAAAAGTTTAGAGTCTGGTGAAGAAGCTTTTTCTTCTTATAAAGAAAAATTTTCTAAAATTTGGTCTCACAAAAACAAAGAAGCAATCAAGGCTAAAGCTGAAGAGCTTGAAGCTAAAATTGCTGCAGAAGTAGAAAAAAGACTTTCTAAGAACGATCAGGAAGAGCCTGCTGAAGTTGTTGACGCAGCCCTTGAGAACGTAGAAACAGGAGAAGAATCAATTCCAAACAATAATTCTGAATCATTAGAAGAAGAATCTTTGTCTGACAGATTTGAAAAAGCTTTTTCCCAAGAAAACATTTCAATCAAATATTAATTTTTAAAACAAAGAAATAACATGGCTATTCGAATATTACCATTCCGACAGTACGACGAGAACGACGTTGTTAATTTGTTTTCGATGGATGTGGTTAACTCCAAACCATCGGACACAAACGCAGACGCTGGCATGCTCGTTTCCGTGAGTGCGAAAGACATGGATAAAGATCCTGTTGAGCTTAACGCCTCTGACGGCGGGCTGCTCGGTGAGAGAAATTATCCTTACGTTGCTCGTAACTATTACCCATCCGTTCCCCTCAAGGTCACACCATGCGATGGCGTAACTACTCCTTTGGGACTTACTCTTGCTCAGACTCTTACGCATGACGAAAACGATGAAAATCTTCTTCGTTATCCTCAAAAGAAAGCTGAATTGTATGCAGTAACTTCTGGAGAAGCAGTTCCTGTTGCCACCAAAGGAATTTTTACTTTGAGCTCAGCAGCGTTTACAGCAGATCCTTTGGAGACTCATACTCATGTTCACGCAGCTGCTGCTGGAAAGCTTACTCCTAACACAACCGCTTCTGGAGCGATTGGTACAATTCTTGGAGTAGGTTCCCGTTCTTCAAAGAACGGTAATGATGATCAGTTTGAGGGTAAATACGCGGTAATTAAATTAGACCTTTAATCAATTAGGAGAAAAAAATAATTATGGAAATTACACTCAAACGCACTGACGAGCAAGTAGAACTTGTAAAAGCAATGGCTTCCAGCAATCGTGATATTGCTTATGAAGCACAAGCCGCTTTGGCAAAGTTCATCGCTCCCGTACTCGCAGAAGTTGTTAATCAAGCTCCTACGCTTGCCAACAAATTTCAAAGTTTTACCTTTAATTCTGAAGATAACCCCAGCTTTCCTCTTGACCTCTACTACGATGTAACTGACGAAGATTACATTTACACCTGGAGTCAATCTCTTGCTGGTGGTTTACCAACCAATCAGGTACAACCCACCCATAGCGAAATGAAGTTTACCACTTATCGTCTTGATAGTGCTATCAGCTTCGAAAAACGCTATGCTGCAAAGTCCCGCATGGACGTTATTGGAAAAAGCATGACCCGTATCGCCCAAGAAATCATGATCAAGCAAGAAACTACTTCTGCTAATCTTCTTCTTGGCGCTCTTGCGGAAGCTAAAACCGATGGCGTCTCTCATATCCACTCATCTGATCATGGCAAGCTCATGTTAGAAGATTTCAATAAGCTTATTACTCTCTCCAAGAGAATTCATAAGTCCTGGTATGGTGGAACTCCTGCTGACGGCGCTCGCCGTGGAGTAACTGACTTGTTGGTATCTCCTGAGGTTATCGAAAACCTTCGCTCGCTCGCTTACAATCCTGTTAATACCTCTGCTGGTGTTCGGGTTGGCGATGCTAGTGGTACAGCTGATTCTTCAATCGCTGCAACCGATTCTATGCGTGAAGGTCTCTGGCGTAACGCTGGAATTCCTGAATTCTTTGGAATTCGCCTTCAAGAGTTCTCTGAACTCGGTAAAGGTCAGCGTTTTAATGACGTATTTGGATCGATGATTACTGCTGCAGGCAACAAAAAAGCTGTGGACAGCTTTGACGCTACTGACGACGGAAATGAAATCATCATCGGTCTTGATTCTTCAGTTAGTTCTCTTTGGAGAGCCGTTGCAACTGATTCAGACACTGGTTCTGAGTTCTCGTTGGCTGTTGATGATCAATACAGCGTTCGTCAAGGCAAGATCGGATATTACGGAAGCCTGGAAGAAGGTCGAGTTATTCTTGACAATCGGGCCCTCTACGGTATCAAGATCTAATTCTTTGTTCCCCCCCACTCCTCAAAAGGGTCTGTGCCTCGCGCGCAGGCCCTTTTGTTTTTCACAAGAAATAGACTTTTGTGTATGATATTGTATAATATACAAAAGGGTAAATATGGCTAAATCAAAGAAAAAAATCACTGACACAATTCACGGAAAAGACGAATCTATAACAAGCGAGCTACAAGCTAAGGTTCAACTGCAAAAAGATATTAATGAAATTATGGGTATAAAGAGAAATAACCCGTATAAAGTGAATTCCGCTAAAGAACTAGAAGAAACTTTATCATCGATGAATCTCTCAGACATGAGAGAGATGGCTGTTGCTGCAGGAATTTTTCCAAACGGAAACAGGACGGTTTTAAAGAAAAAGCTAGAAAAAGGATTTTCAGAATATATGCGGGGAGGTTCTGAAGAAATTAAAAATATTCCAATCAATAATAATGTTAGGGCCCCGAATTCAGATTTACAAAAAGAAATTGATGCCATTTGGTCAAGAAAGTAATGCTTAAAAATAATGTACAACTTAGATGGAACCTATAAAGTTGGGGAATTAGCCCAAGAAATATTTGATAATGAATTTGATGGGGATTTAACCCTCTCAAACACAATTAGGATCTCTGGCTGGTTGTCTGCAAACGTAGGCAAACTCAATAATAGAATTCACACAGAATTTGCTGATGTCAGCGGGTTTTTTGCTGCGCCTGAAGAACTTGGGTATTCATTTGGTTATGAAGAAGCATCTATCTTGACTCAGATGCATATGGCAAATTATTACCAGAAGTCTGCAAGAAAAACATTGCTAGGGCAAACCATTGAAATCCCTACAGGAACCACTGGAAGTAATTCAAGTACAAGCTCTCAAGTATATTTGGGAATGAGTGAGTGGACGAAAATATCGGAGGGTGATACAACGATAGAAAGACAGCCTTTATATACTACCTCGTCTGGAGCTACAGTTACTTCAGCTTCTTCTACTGTAGATATAGACGCAATGGCAAAAGAATATAGAGAACTTATGAACGATGCAAAAAGTCATATGGAGCAATTAATTATTGCTTATAATATGCACGGCGCAAAACCTAGGCAAACCTAATGGCGAAAAATTTAATAGATGCGGACATGCGTAGTCAAATTGAAGAGGCTCTCGACGACGTTCACGAAACTTTTGCCCAAGAAATTAAAATTTTTCAAAGAAAAACAGAAACGTTTGTTTCAACTTCTACAAGTACATATAATGCTTTATATAATAGATTAAAAAACGAACAAAAAACATTAGGTAAGGTTACTGAAATTGCTGCAAAAGCAAGAATTGAATATGTTAATACTACTGAAGATTCTAGGCTATCTGGAACTAGCGCTCAGACAAACTTAACTTTACCCGATGGGTCAGTCAGATTAAAAATTGATGAAGCAGGTTATACTAAAATTAAAAGAGCTTCAAAAGTAGAAATTGATGGCAAGCTCTATGAACTAGTTAGCGACTCTGGTTTTACGGGACCTTTTGTAACAAAATATCACGTTTTATATTTCAAGAGAAAGGATTAATCATGGCTTGGATTAATATGAAGGGCTTGCAAAAGGAAATTTCTAAGCAGTATTCGATGGGCTTCAGAAAACAAATGGAGCGCAAAATTAGACAAGATGTTAAAGAAGCCCAAGCAAAAATGTTGCTTGCTTTTGAGTCGCATGATGTAACAAGAGATCTTGATCGAGGACCTTCAGGTTCATCTTTGCCTGGAGGTGGCGACTTATTTTCTTTTATTGGTTTTGAGTCTGGAGATCGACCAACAAATGCTTTAAGGGCATTATTAACTAGAGGAATTAAGGTTCAATTTATTAGTTCTCTAAAAAATGATATTGAAGCGACTTTTAAAATTGATATCCCTACCAAAGAACAAATTGAAGAATTAACTCCCATGCCTTGGGCACCTGGTAGAAGTTGGGCTAGAGAAATTGAAATGGGTATTCCTGGATTGGGGCAATATTTAGTCACGGATTCTTCTGCTAGTAGATCGGGCAAAGCTATTCAAGTAAAAAGTGTAATTCGTAGTGGTCAGTTCGGCGCAAAGTCTTACATGACTAAAATATTATCTACATTTATCGCAGACCTAACTAAAACAATTTCCAAATGAAAGAGCAATTTGATCATCTTTTACAATCAAGTTTTTATCTGTGGTTTGACGATAGACTAACTAGAACAGCTCAAGCTTATACTCAGCCTGCAGATGGGCAATCTTTTGATGTGGTTGTTAGAGGTGAAGATGGCGGAGGTTTGGATTTACCAGTAAATTATGACGCTTATTATTGTGCTGACCGACAATTGGTTGCAAATGGTATATCTGAACCGAGCGGAGTTTATGTTGATTCAGTTTTTCAAGAGCAAGCGACTAGTCCTTACAATTTAATTATCGACCACAATGAAGGTAGGCTTCTAGCTCCAGCAGTTTCTCAAGGAGGACAAGATTTATCAACGAAAACTATTAGTGGTCACTTTAAAAGAAAAGAAATTAATGTTTACATAACAAATGAAACTGAAGAGCAATTATTACTTCAAAATGATTTTATATTGAGTGATATTGCAGGAGAGCCTACATATTTGCAACAACAGGCAGAACTAGGAGATAAAAAATATTCTTTGCCTGCAGCTTTTATAAGCTTAAACTCTTCATCAAATGAACCTTGGGCTATAGGCGGAGTAGATGACACTCGAACTGTTATTAGGGTAGTAGTGATTACAGATAGTAATTATAGCTTAGATGCTGTATTGTCGCTTTTTAGAGATGCTCAAAAAACTAAATTTGAACTTGTAGAATTTGAAGACTTTCCATTTGGGGAATTTTTTAGAGTTAAAGAATTTCCTTATAGTTATCCAGAGTTTATTAAAAATAAAACAAAAAATAGATTTCCTGCTTTCATTGAGAGAGTCTTGGTGTCTAAATTATTTGATCGATCTGGTACGCAAATCCCTCAAGGGCTGAGAATTGGCTTTATGGACTTTGAGATCTCGAGTATTCGCAAGCCAAGAAGCGATAGTTATTAATTTTTTTTAAAAAAAAAGTTCTCATTTGGGTTTTGACTATGTAATATACAGTAACCCTTAATCTTACAATCAAAAATTAAAAAATTATGGCTAGAAACAGAGTAATCTATCAATCAGAAGCTTTATTCGTAAAAGAGAAAGATAAGCATCACGAGCTTAGCTCCGACGATCAGCTTCTTCGTGTACAAGACATATCTCACGGTGTAGAAATCAACCGTACCGACATCAATGAATTCGGTCAGTTGACCGCCATCGAGAGAAAAGTTGTTGAGCCACCCACAGTCAATCTTGACTTCAGCTACTATGCTCATGGTGGACACAACGAAAAAAATCTTGGTTTTCAATTTACTACAGACCGTAGCGTAACTGACGCTTCACAATTGAAGCAAGCATTGTCTGGATTCATGACTGCAGCTTCTGATGATAAGAATTATTACATCAGTGTTGCTTCTTATGGAGACGACAACAATGAGCTTGTTGACGGTACTCAAGAAGGCGTTATCGGAATCGGAAACGGTTCTGTTACTAGCTACAGCCTTGAGGCTGCAGTTGGCGATATTGCTACTTGTTCCGTAAGCGTTGAAGCTAGCAACATTAGCTTCCAATCTTCGGGTACAAACATCGCCAACCCATCCCTTAATTCTGGAACTGGCGCAACATTATATCCTCAATATGATGATGCAGGCGTCTTAGCTACAGACGCTGGTAACCTTGCATCCTTCCCTGCTGGTTCACTTGCTGGACAAAAAGCTGGTGATTACGATGTTGCTTGTGTACGTCCTGGTGACATCATCATCAACTTCAATGACGCTGGTAATGCTGGCGCAGCAGACTCCACCAGTGTTAGCGGAAATGCTGTTGCAATGGGTGGAGCTTATATGGAAAGCGATAGCGCTTGCCATATCCAAAGCTTTACTTTGGACGTTCCAATGTCACGTACTCCTCTTAATCGTATCGGAAGTGTATTTCCATATGGTCGTGAGCTTGACACTCCAATGACTCTTACCTTGAGCGTAAGCGCATTGATGTCTGACTTGGCTGACGGTGCTCTTGCGAACCTTCTTTGTTCTGATGCAGAACAACGTAACGTTCGTATCACTCTTCGTCAACCATGTGCTTCTGACGATGACTCTGGAGATACTGGAGAAATTGTTCAAGAGTACCTTATCAAAGGTTTATCTCTTGACAGTCAAAACTTCTCCTCCTCTATCGGAGACAATAAGACCGTTGATCTCGTATTCAGCACACAACAAGGTGGTGCTAATGGTACTGGAAATGGTCTTTACATGTGGAAGACTGACACCTTGGACTACGAAATTGGAACCGATCCTAAGGTCTACGGACAGGACGCTTCTAACCCGCTATAAGAGCAGATCCGTGTAACTTGATTTAAGTTAAGAAATTCTAACAAACTAAGCCCCCGCCCAAAAGGCGGGGGTTTTTTTGTGTATATATAAAAATGAGAGGGCATAAACACGATACTCAAGATTTATATATAAATGGAGAAAGAATAAGGGGAGTGCAATCTTGTGCGGTTGGTTGGGCCGCAGAAGAAACCTATGTAAATGCTATTGGTAGAGATGGAGGTTTTTTAGGCGGAGTAGTTGAGCAGCCATTAACATCGACTTGTGATATTGAAAGATTTATGGTGTCTCCCACTGACCCAATAATAGAAATGCTGGATAGTACTGAAATATATGGGGAAACTCGATACAATAATGGTCAAAATTATATTTTTTCAAGAGCCCAAGTAACAAGTTATAATTGCGAATGCAGTGTTGGAAGCATACCCACTTTAAATTTTTCTTTGTTATGTTATGGTAATTCAGGAGGAGACACAGATATATTTTTAAATCAAAGGCCAGAACGAGATCCGACAATTATGATTGCTACCCCCGAGAGTATAATTTTAAATGTCAAAGGCCATCAAACGAATAGGATACAATCTTTTAATTTTCAAATTGATATTGAAAGAGAGCCAATTTTTAAACTTGGATCTCTTGAGCCTCTTGAATTTAGAGTAGAATTCCCTATACAAGTTGACTGTCAATTTGTATTGCATGTAGACGATTACGAATCAAAGAATTTGTTTGATTTCATTTGTTCTCCAGAGACACAAGATTTAAATATTGTTTTTAAGGATTGTCTAAGTGGAGATGCTATTCGGAGTTTTTTCATGAAGGATGCTAAGTTAATGGATTATAATCAAGTTGGTTCTATACATGAATTTCTTGAAGCAACATTTTCTTACAAATCTTATATTACAAACATAAATCATTTAAGAAAAATATTAAATGGTCTTTCTTATTGATTTTTAGTGTATTAATATGTATGGCGATATTTTATTCAGATGTTTTAGTTAAGATTGGTGAGTATAACTTTTTTGCGTCCAGCGCAAGTATGAATGCTCAAAAAGGGTACGAAGGAATTCGTAGTGTAGGTTATAAAGGTACTATTGGAGTTGTCCCGTCGGGACCTTCTGGAGGCGATGCAAATTTTGAATTTGTTGGTAGCGCTTTAGATCCTGAATTTTTTGAAATGCTTAATCCTGAAGTTGACGGAGAAAATATCCAAGTCGGCGGTAGTTCAGGCCAAGATGGGTTGCTTACAGATCTTTCGGTTGATGTCGAGCCGAATCAAGTTGTTACGTCGTCTGCAAGTTTTCAATTTTTTGCTCCACCAAGTTTAGATCCAAACACTACTCCAAAAGGGGGAGGCGTTGAAGTATCTAATAAAGCTACTGTAGGGGGAGATTTGCTTCATGGAGCGGGCAATGGAACAAGTGTTGGGTTAGATTCATTTAGAGCTTCATATAGTCTATCTCAAGGCTTTGATGCAATTTATGGACTTGGAGATTTTTGTCCAATTTTTAAATATCGCACGGACGGAACAGAAGAGTTGACAATGGAAGGCGATAATCTTAGTGGTACAATTGGGGATTGCGGATATAAATGTCCAGAATTAACTTCTTTGGTGCTAACCCTTGGAGGTTTATGCGGAGGACAATGGAAGCGTCAGGTGAATGGCTTTATCACTTCGCAAGGCGTAACTGTAAGTGAGGGTGGAGTGTTAACTGGAACAATGACTGTTACAGATTTTAGCTAAAAAAAAATTTAATTTTTAAATAAACTAGATATAATATTCTAGTTTAAACTATTTATCATGGCTGTCACCGCAATTAATAAGCAATTATATTCTTTCTCAGTTTCTCTTGAAGTTAATTCACAAAAAGAAGTTGAAGTTGAAAAAGAAATCGAGGTTGAGAAAGAAGTTGAAGTAGAAAAAAGAAAAAAGAATAAAGAAACTGGCAAGATGGAAAAAGTTCTTGTTACAGAAACTCGCAAGGTAAAAGAAAAGAAAATTGTTACCGAAATGCGAGACGTTGTCGAAGAACAACCAGTGAGGGTTGTTTTAAGAAAACCTACCCGAACTCAGCTGGAGGACGGAGATATGTTTTATAGTATTTGGTTGAATAAATACATTAAAATGGGACTACTTACTAGAGCAATGCTTGCAAAGCAGCATTTAGACGTTGGTGGGTCTCTCACCGAAGAAGAAAAATCCAGGTATTCCCAGCTTTATGTCCGCTTGTATGAAAAACAGCAGGCTGTCCAGCGCTTTAGTTTAAAAACCGAAGATGAGCGGAGCAATGATGAAAACGAAAGGCTTCGTACGGCTGTAGAAGAATTAGGGATTATTAGAAAAGAGTTGACTGATTTTGAGGCTGTTCAGGCTAGTATGTTTGACCATACTGCAGATATTAAAGCAAGAAATAAAACCATTACTTGGTATTTGCTTAATCTTGCACATGTTTCTTATGGCGATCAAGATGACGCCGAAGTCATTCCTTTATTTCCTGGAGAAACATATGATGATAAATATCAGTCTTATCTCGAGCTTGACGAGCAAAATGATGAAGTATACCTCCGTTCTATTGACAAACTAAGCTCGCTAACTACAATTTGGTATATGAGTGGAGTTTCAAATCAGGACGACTTTGATCGACTTCTTGAAGAAATAGATACCGAATAAGGCCATGAAAAATGGCTGAAAGTAAAAGTCAAAAAAAAACTGAAGAAAGTAAAAGACCTGATGAAATAGCAGAGCTTAAAGAAATCAGGCTCAGAAAAGCTCTAGACGCCTTAATAAAAGGCTCTTCTGTTATTTTTATAAAACCTTCAAAAGATAGCGCAATGTATAATGCGGAGCGCTCGGAAATAAAGTGTTTTGCCAAACATTTTGCATTACAAGATCAAATACATCTTGACGATAAATACGAAGAATTTTTTAATAAAGCTAAGGACAGCGGAATTCCAACAAAGAAAGAAGCGTTGCAGCGCATGTATGATAGTGGGCTGTGGACAGAAGAAGATGAAAAATGGGTTGCTTCTCAAAAAGAATTTCTTAAAAATTTAGAAGAAACAAAGTCTAAGTTAAACATAGAAAAACAAATTAAAACAGTTCAGAATAGTATTGATCAGGTTGAGGGAAAACTTAGAGAAAAAGAAGCGAAAAGACAAAAACATATTGGTACTACTTGCGAGGCTTATGCAAATGTACAAATGAATAGTTATACAATGATATATGCTTTATATGAAGATAGCAAGTGCGAAAAACCTTTGTTCTCTAAAGACGATCAAGATTATCTTTCCCACGAAGATATCGCATTAATTGTTCAATCTTACAATGAGGGCATGAAAGTTCTTGATATTACGGCAATTAAAGATTTATCGGTTAGCCCGTTTTTTACTTCTTATTTTTCTTTAATAGAAGAAGCTCCAGCTGAGTTTTTTGGAAGACCCGTTCACGAGTTAAGTTTTTATCAATTAAATTTGCTAAGCTATGCTAGGGTTTTAAGGTCTATAATTAAAAACACTGCACCTCCAAAACAATACCATAGAGACCCCGACAAATTACTAGAGTGGGCAGAAAAAGGAGAAAAGGCGAGGAAACTTATGGAAAAAGGTAATGATAGCGAAAAAGCCTTTTCAATGGTTGGGGCGAAAAAAGAAGATTATGATAATATGGGGGTCGAAAGAAAAGGTAAGGATATCTTTGATCTCGCCAAACAAAAAGATGGCAAAAAGAAAGGAACCTTATCAATTATGGATTTCTTAGACGAATCTTAAAGATAAAAGGGTTAGTTTAGTGTAAATTATATTTAACATGGCGCAAGAAAATATTAGAGTAAGAGTTAAGGCTGTTGGATTAGATCAGGATATTGCTAATCAGGCAAAAATGGGCGAAAAGAAAATTCAGCCCATTAAGTTGCAACTAAATGAAAAAGGTCTCGTTCAGCCCCTTGGCAGGATTACTGGCCAAATGGGAGAATTTGAAAAATCAATGGACGCTGCCGTTGCTCGTGTTTTTGCTTTTGGAGCTGCTGTTTCAGTAATTAACGGAGTATCTGACGCCTTAAAGGCAATGGCACAATCCGCAATGGAAGTTGAAAAGGCTCTAAAAGATATTAATGTTATTATGAATATGTCTGAATCTGCCCTACAAAGCTTTGGCGGAGCATTGTTCGATGTTGCTAGAGATACCGCTTCTTCGTTTAATGATATTGCTGCCGCAGCTACAGAATTTGCTAGGCAAGGCTTGAGCGCAGATGAAACATTACAAAGAATTGCAGATGCTATGACATTAACAAGGTTGTCTGGAATGGATTCTGTTGAAGCTGTTAACGCTTTAACTGCTGCAATTAATGGATTTAATGATGCTGCAATAAATTCTTCTGATATAGTCAATAGACTTGCTAATGTTGACGCTGCTTTTGCTGTTTCATCAAAAGATTTAGCTGATGGACTTGCCCGTGCAGGTGCAACTGCACAAGCTGCAAAAGTTGAATTTAACGAATTATTAGCGGCTGTAACGAGTGTACAGCAACAAACTGCTCGAGGGGGAGCAGTTATAGGGAACTCTTTTAAGAGTATTTTTACAAGACTTCAAAGATCTAGTGTCAGGGAAGCATTAGAAGAAATTGGCATTGCTACTCAAGATGCTACGGGCGCATTCCGTTCAGGTATGGCAGTTCTGCAAGATTACGCTAAAGGTTATGATACATTAAGCGACGCTCAAAAAGCTGCCACAGACGAATTAATTGCTGGAGTATTTCAGGTTAATAATTTAAAAGCTTTAATTAAAGATTTAAATAGCGAATTTAGTATATATGACCAGGCTTTAAAAACAGCAAATGGCAGCACTAACGAAGCAACTCAAAGAAACGCAGAGCTTAATAAGACTATGTCTGCACTAATGACTCAAACAGGTCTTTCGATTAAAGAACTTGCTTCGAATCTTGGGGAAATGACTCTTGGTCCAGGTATTGAAAAAGTTTTAGAAACAGTTAAAAGTTTAGCAGATGGACTTAATAACTTAGTTGGCGAAGATACAGGTACTAATATTGGTAAAACTTTACTTAAAGGCATTGGAAGCTTTGTTAGTGGTCCAGGCATGGTGCTTATCGGCGGGGCATTTATTAAATTATTTGCATTTGTCGCTCAACAAGGTGCGAGCGCATTGAAGTCAATCTTTTCAATCAACAGTGAAACTAAACGTCAAGAGGGTTTGCAAGCTGCAATTCTTCAAATTTTAATGAGCGAAGAGGGGGTTCGACAGAAAATTCTAAGCGACTCTACAACCCAAGTGGCAAAAGAGCAGGCAATACTCAACGTCTTAAAAAAACAAACGACCGAACGAATAGCGCAAGATGCGCTCTTAAAAAAAATCGCTTCGTCGTCTACGTTAGCCAACATTGCAATTTCAAGCCAAGGCACTGTAGTTCCTGCAGGCAGAGGACAGAGAGCTGCAGCAGGCCGAAGAGACTTGGGTATGTCTAAAGGTTATGTTCCTGCAAATACTGATTCAAAATTTATTCCCTCTTTTGCTGCGGAGCAAAGAGATATAAATCGTGGAGTTGGTGGAGCTTCAAAATCCGCTTCTCCAGTTTTAATTAAAAACTTTCAAAAAACAAAAACCCAAAAACAAGACATTGTTGCAAATACAGACGAAGTAATTATTGAAAACTTTATGGGTTCAGGTGCATCTGCAATCTTAAATCAAGACATGATGCAAAGATTTAATTATGACAATGGCATTGAAAAATTTTATTCTGCCGCTGATTATGGCACCAAGAGTTTTTACTCCGCTGGTTATGTACCAAATTTTAAAGCAACTAATAACCAGGTAATTAAATTAAATGCTGCTGGACAGGGCATTATAACTGCAGAAGCTGGCAAATCAGAAACAGGTAAAAACCAAACCGTCGCTGCATCTTCAGTTTTTGATGGGACAGTTCCTCCAGCTTTTAAAGGTACAAAATTTGAAGCGAGAAATTTCACTATAGGCAGACTAGCCCAATCAAAAGGTTCTAGCTTCCATGCTATTGTTGATAAACATATGACTTCTGCATTGGATAATGTGGCAAGAGATATAGTACCAAGAGGACAAGTTAAGGGTTCTGGACCATTAAGCGATTACTTAGATAAGTCTGCAGGACCTCAGTTTACAGGAAGAGTATTTGAAGCAACTTTAAATTATATTAAAAATTCAGTTGTAAAAAACGATTCTGGCACTGGTTCTTGGGATTTTCCTGGGCCTCAGTTTCAAAAAAACTTAACAACTGCATTTAATTTAGATTCAAGAAAAGGTAAAAATGTAGACGCTAAAGTTTCATCAAGTAAGAAAAACATTGGTAGTGGAATTAAAAAAATTATTGATTCTAGAGGAGGTTATCAAAAATTAAAACAATACAAAGACTATGAAAGACAAAAGAAGGCTGCCGCTGGAACAGTAGCTGGACGAGGTAAAGCTATTGCTGCTGGTGGCAAAAAGAGGGCTGCACAAGGAATAATTCCAAATGCTGCTAAAAGTATACCAAATTTTGTGTCTACTTGGGGCAAGCCAGAATTACTTAAAAAAATTAGAGAGAAAAATCTTGCAAGAGCCCAAAAAGATATTAAAGGGTTTGAAGGCATGAAGACTACTAATGAATGGAATGGTCAATTACCCATTATACAAGTAACTGATAAGAAAACTGGGACAACAACTAGATTTACTTATGGCAAGGGAGAGTACGATTACGAGAATAAGACTGATATTTTATATTCAGAAAGAGCTAAAGGCGCAGATGTAAACGATCCTTCTATGAAGGGGGGAGCTAATAGAAATTTTGATAAAATCGCAGACTTTACAGGAAAAAGAAGATGGAAAAATAAAGAGATTCACAGTACCTTTGACCAAATTCGTGCTTCTTCAGGCAAAACTCCTTGGGAAACCATAATCAATGCATTTCCACAATTAAAACAAAGAATCAAGCCAGGAATGTCAACCTCGGGAACTTTTCAGATTGGCACTGATGCAATCGAATTTAAAAATATTAAATCTTTAAAAACTAAAGTTAATAAATGGGTTAAAGAAAATGGTATAGAGGCATTTAATAGTTGGTCAGAAGCGAATTTAGGGTTTAATACAAAAAATTCAATTTTAAGTGGAACTGCATCTGGCGAATATTTTGCCATGGATGCATATACGAAAATATTAAAAAAGGGGGACAAGAATTTTAATAGAGATGAAAAGGCAGGCTTTTATTCTGAAGGAGTAGTTCCTAATTTTATTAAACCTGTAGACATGCAGTCTGATCGACCAAGACTTTTAAAGATGTGGCAAGGTAAACTGGAACAAGCAAAGCAACTGTCTCAATCTGGAAAACCTAGAGCCGAAATAGATCC